GCTTTTTCGTTTTCGTTTTCCATAGATTTATTAATTGGTTGTTGATTTACTTCATTGACTTCTCTCCACGGCACTTCCATTTTTTCCTGCTTAAATTATTTGGTGAATTTGGATCATCCTTCCAATCACCTTTAATGTTTGCGCTTCTAGCACAATACGCGTCCGCTTTTTTTGTGAGTGGACGAATACGATCCTTGCCATCTTTAGCTTTTCCAGCTTGCCCGTATTCAACTGTCCTCGTTCGACCAGTTGCCTTGTTAGTGATTGTTTTACTGAACCTTGGTTTGATTTCTGCCATATATTTTTGACGTAAATACTAGGTAATTTTTCCGTCACATAGACGTGAAGTTTCCTGCGCTTGGATCGGTGCTATCCTGTGAAGAATTTACGCAGTCATCAATTTCTCGCAATGCCATCTCAAAGCCTTGCTTTAGCATAGCTTGCATTGCAACTCCTTCGACGGAACATTCCGTTATGAAAGGAATTCGACTGCGTAAATATAAACGCAATTGAGTTCCTGTTTTCTTATCGTAGTCCCGCAGACGGGATGCGTCAGATTCTTCCCATTTCATATTTATTTATTTAAAGAACGGCAAACCTTGCTTTTCTCTTTGTTTTGCAAACTCAATTGCTTTGTTTTGAATTCTATTATATAAATTTGGATTTGTTTTAAATATATCGCTAGATGGAGTTGAAAGCAAATAATTTTGCTCTGCTTGAGTTAGCCCCGGAACAAGACTTGGAATCTCTTTTTCACCAGTTCCCCAATTGGTTCCAATCGATATTTCACTTGAAACATCATTAGGGTTGTCTAGACGTTTTAATGGCCCCAACCAACCCTGTCCTTTAATAGATCCATCTGACCTTGTATCTTTGGGGTTAGGTTTCCAAGCATTTGTTTTTTGAGACACTGCTAATCCGCTTGATGCGCTATATGCTCCACCCATATTTTATTCCATCATCGACTTAACTTTAGATTTAACTTTGCGGTAAACCTTTTTACCAGCGGCAACAAGTTCCTCTGGGGAAACGATGCCTTGGTCGCTCATGCCCTGTTTTTTAATGCGATCATAATTTGCTTTTTCTTTTGCGGCATATTCTGCTTTCTTTTCCATTTCCATTTCGGATTCGGAAAGAAGATCTTCAACTTCCATTTCTTTGTCTTTAGGAGTTGGAAGAGGTTCGGATTTACCTTTCATCATTTTCATTTCAGATTCTGACAATGATCCCATTCCTGTGAATTTAGAATTTGTTGCTTTAGCTTCTTTTCCTTTTGAAGCAAGTTCGCTAATCATTTTGGCTCGGTCTGGCATAATATTATTATCCTGCGGTTACTGGTTTAGGTGGTGCAGCAATTTGACTTACTGCGTTAGTTTGTGAGGGATTTTGTGTTCCAACTGCTTCTCCCATTGCGGTAGCTTGTGCAGTAGATGGCCTACGTCCACCTCCTCCACCTCCACCACCTGCTGCTGCTGGAAATAAATCTCCCTCTGAAATTGGTGCTTGTCCTGCCGTCAGGTAATTAATCGCTTCAGAAACTGCCTTTTTGTATTCGGCAATCTGCTTTTTGTCTGCACCCTTCGCTTCAGCGTTCTGGACGTGTGCGATAAAGTGCTGCACTGCCGATTGTAGGGGTTTAACCATCTCTGGAGGCATCGACCCTGCTGGAGCGGAAGAAATGAGCGGGAATAGCTTCTCCATGATGGTCTGGATGTGCATGATATCATTGTCCCGTGGAGAGACTGGAATGTCCTCACCTGAGATAATGCTCTGAAGTTCGATGATTTGTTGCCTCGTTGCCTCAATTGCCACTGCTTCGACCTGATCTTTCGGAAGGATGACTTGGTTGGCAATGGATTCACCCACTTTGCGTGACCAATCGAGTTTCATTAACTCATCTTGGTTGATTTGTGGGTTACCAGTGTACCTTTGGATCAGAAGATCAAGAATTGCAGCGTCTTGACCCTCGGTTTGTGGCAGAAGTTCCTCTGCTGGAGAGAATGCCATCAACAAAATGTCGCTAGGAGGCAAATTGCGCTCCAACATGGACAAAACGCACGAAACGGCCTCTTCATCGAGATGCCGTGGGATCTCAAATGGCACTAAGAACGATGGGATCTCGGATTGTGCTTGTTCAAAAGCCTCTACAACCTCTTTTTTGGCCCACATTGCGTTTTGATTCTGTAAACGAGCGAAATCAATCTGTGTTTTTAGTTCAGATGCGGCTTTAACGTGTTCAGGGTGACAGATTCCACGCTGCATACGCTCAACTGCCTTGGAATATTGTTTAACCCAGCGCATTAGGATGCCTTCGCGAATCTGGTTCTCAACGGCAGCAATGCGATTTACTTCACTAGCGGTTTTGTCTCCACCAGTGATGTTCATCACAGAGGATGGAAGGAAGGTTCCCATCTGAATCTCAGCCAATCCAGACATGAATTGATCGAGTTTAATGAAATCTTCAACGTCAGCGGGGATTGCAGACTGCACTACGTCATATCCTTCAGCCACATATGCTACGGGATGCATTACTTGAAGTGGTGGTATGCCAGTTTTAGCCGTTGGGCCTTTTTTCAGTAATAGCATCCCGCGCAAATATGAGTTATCGACAATAAGATTTCTCGCTTTTTCGATAGCAATATGCGTGTTATACAAGTCTCGTCCTGCACCACGGGAACTCATCAATGCACCAGATCCAATTTCGATAGAGAATAGGGCGATTGTATCCGACATTCTATTGTATCTATCCAATTGTGTGCAGATTTCGTCACCTGACTTATCATCAAAAAGATAGCGTGAAATTTTACCAGTTGGTTCCTTTATTAGCAATTCACCTAGTTCGACGTATTTTGCATCGTTTTCGTAGCTTGCACCATAGGATCCTTCTCGCATCCAGTCCTCATAGCGTCGAGCGTCATCATCAGAATCCAATGTACGTCCCGCTGGGGTTGCGTTGTTGATTGCCTTTACCAAGTTGTTAATATGCCAACCTGCAAGCGCGGAAAGTCTTGGTTGCTCCAACACTGGTAGCAATTCAGCAATCTGGTATCGACGCTTCCTTGCCCAAATCGGTGTTGAATCCGCTTCTTGTGGAGTCTCGATAGAAAAGAACGTATAATCTTGGCGCAGAAATTCTGGCTTCCAGTCACGAACGTCATCCCAGCACACCGCACAAAAACCAAATGTTGTATTTTCGTGAGTGACTTGAGCCACTAGATCATCGTGACCCTTCCAGCCTCGGATGCACTTTGTGATCTCTTCGCGGAATACCTTAGTCTTATGTTCCTCGCTTACTCCCTCTAGTGGATACTTGGAATAGGTAAGTGTAGGTGACTGCTCGATTACTTGCTTAAATGGTGGTTGTAAACGACTAACCATCGTAGACAGAAACCCAGTTGGACGATTGCTCCTCCAATTCTGACCCATGCTTTCCAGTTTTTTCGCACTATACGGAGGTTCATTATTTAGTTTCTTCTGAATCAATTGGTTTTTGCGGTTTCTCTCAACATTCTGTTGTTTGAGTCTGCGATATGCAGAATGCGCTTGCTGGCAGTCTTTGAACGTGCGTTTAACCTGCAACGTGTCAGGATTAACAACGTCACCCGTAGCGTTATCATCAACAATCTCCAGTTCGGAAACACGTTGCTTGTCCGATGGTTTCATAATCCGCGCAGCTTTCGATGCGTAGACGTTTGTGACTTCTGCTGGAATTGGTTTGGTGGTATCTGCCATATTATTTGAGATTTAGCCAGCAATCTACTGGCAAATTGTCTGAGGGGGAAATGCTGTCTCTGGACATGAAAACTGCGGACTTGTTGTCGTGACGAAGCAACAAGCAACCACCAAGTGCCTTGGATGTTTTGGTTTCTTTAGCTTGTCTAATGCTGGCACTTAACCTATCCGTTGCCTTCACGCAAGCACCGCAACCGCTTTTCCATTGTACATTTTGTTTGCAAGCAAGGCAAATCTTTGCGCGTTGCTCTGCTAATTCACTGGATACAAGTGCTACTTCTCTTGTAGAATTGATAACATTCTTAGCCCAGATTGTAATGTCGTTTAGCAACTCTGTCTTTTGACTAGGTGTATTAACAGATGTTACAACTACCATATCAACTCCGTGACAGAAGTTGGGGTTCTTGCTACAGATGTACGAATTGACATCACCTTCAACGTCACCAACTGGCAAATGGTTTTCGGCACGGAAATTCGTGACAACCTCAAGAAGATTGTCATAGCTATGACCAGTGAGTTTTGCATCACCATCGTAGTAATGCCAACCCCCCGGTGGAATCATTCCAATTATCGGTTTTGCCATGAATTTTTGAGTTTTACGTCAGATTTTTAATGTTTGCAAGCAAATTCTTACTTATTTATCAAATTAATTGCTGAAATCAACAAATTCATAGCTTTCAATTCCAGTATGTTTTTTAGTGAATTCAAACTTTTCTGGTTTGGGATCTGTCATCGTGGCAACAACTCCACCACGTTGCCTCATCAAATAGACCAGCAGGGACAGGGAATCGAGTGCGTCAGGACTATTTTGGCGAGTCCGTTTTACGAAGTCTCCCTTGCTCTCAACTCTCACCAACCCCTGCCCCTGCTGTTTGTACCTGCGAGAAGTTGCTTGACGAACCAACTCCTCGGTACGGAAGCTAGGCGATATCTTCAAATACTCAAACTCCAGATATTTTGCAAGTCCGAAAATTAGTTCTGTAACCACTCCAGAGTACAACTCATTTGCTCGTTGTGTGTCATCTCCCAAGATATGGGTTTCGGAACTAGCCCATGAATAGTTTACTCCCATAACTTCACTTCCATATAGTGACCTCAGTGCATCGTGGATACCTGCTCCGTTTCCAGTTCTGTCCACGCACAACCAGTTCGCTCCGATCCTCATCTCTTTTGCAAATCGGATGATCTCTGCGGTCTGTTCCAATGTCGCTAGTTTTGGGAACTGCATTTGTGAATCCAACTGCAAACACGTTTTGGGCTTTTTGAATTCGCGGAATTGTCCATCCCTCGGAGTCCAGCCATCACAGAGTCCGTATCGTCCGAATGAACACACAACTTGATCTCGGCCTTCCAATGCCAAATCGAACGCTGCTAGAGGCACTACAGGGCCAATAAACCGCAAGCTACCCATTGAGTTGTCCATCATGGCAGGAGTGATGATTGCCATTGAGATACCTTCCTGTGGGAAGAAACCTCTTGCCATTGTGTAATATTCGGCAGTCCTACCTTTACTTTCGTATGCCATGTAACCCTCGTAGGATTGGAAGCCGGGGAACACGATCTCCTTCTCCAGAACATTCTCGCACCTTGCTGCATCGAGCCTCAAGATATGCCACCCCTCCCTGCTATCCCACTCGAAATCCTCCTCGCAATCCACACTCTGCCAACCCCGCGCAGGTTCGCACCTCTTACCAAACTCACTAT